AACGTCGAAATAGATCTGTGTAGCAGCATGCATCAATGAGGATAAGTAGTTGAAGATACCCATCATAAAGCTGTAATGCATTGTCAACTCAAAATCACCATCAGTTCTCTCTTTCAGGTGCTTAGTTAGATGGGCCGTCACAGAGTTTTTACAAAGCAGCTCTTTATATTTCTTTTGTATCCTAACTTTCTTTTTATGCATCAGGCTCCAAATCGCATCAAAGTAGTCTACAAATGAATCAGGCAGATATGGAGCCATCCCAGAAACAAAATACTGGTATTTCCAAAGGTTTGATTTGGGGGCCCATTTTCGGCAGTCCAACGTAGCGTAAGTGCAAACATCATCAGCATATTCAAACTCAAAGACTTGGCTGTGTATGAATTTAGGTCTAACATGACTTTTCTTGTGTATTAATTCATTAGGCATCCATGTGCATAAGATTTTAAAAAATTTCTCTAGTGGTGACTGGAGTGTTTTTGTCACATCACTCATCACATAAATTTCCCTAGAACCTTTCCACTGAGCTTTATCCTTGACGTCAAACTCTAGGCTTAAATTAGGCAATGAAGCTATTTTGTCTTTAAAACTGACATGAGTTTTGGAAACAATCCTTCGATATTCAGCGTTGGTTGTGGGTAGATTGTCACTGAAGTCTTTTAATGCCTCCAGCAGCTTGGGGTTGTCGAAAATCACATCATGGCCTTTCTGCCCCCAGAATTCACCGGTAGCTGATCTCATCCCCTTACTGGTGCTAATCTCTGTAAAAGAAGAACTAACTATGCGGTTGAATGACTCTGAAAGACTTTCCTTAGTGATGGACCTCGATATGTACTCACCTGCGAACTTCCCCACACAGAAGGCCAGGCGAGGATCAAATTTTAGGTCGTCAGATGCCAGTTGTTGGAAATAATCATCTTGATAAACATTGACACTACTCTCGTTAAGCAAAGATATTGGGTTATCTGTGTATTTATCCACCACACTGTTATGTATTTCAAGTATACTCTTCAAATTCCTAAGATGCTCATTTACTCTTTCAAAAGGAGCTACAGTCATGAGAATACTCTCATCAAATTTTTCCGCACAGAGGTCAAAATTATCTACCAGGGTTTCAGTTACAATGTCAAAAAGCTTTCCAGCCTTGGAGCTCTCATAGATGTTTATGTAAGATGTTGCAAATTTC